ATTCGACTAGTCTATCGCCACAAACGCAGCAATAAAATAATCTCCTAACGATACAAAAAGCATATAAGCCTTGAACTGTTTCCAATTCAAGATGAATACTTATTTACTATTGAGTACCATAGATGGTATCATCGACTCGCTCCGCCCCCTCTGGGCAGAGTTTGGATATTCCTCAACCAAGAGGAAGTTCCATGAGACAGGTTATTCAATCCTTAATTTGGAATCCGACAGCACTTACGCGCTGGAGCTGATTTCCAAGATTGAACAACCTTTCGATGTTTCACGTTTGTCTTTCCGGTCAATTTTTGAGCTACTCACTGTAGTTCCTGAATCGATCCGGAAAAGTCTAGTCACGAGGAGTGGCCACCCTTTGGAGCCGTCCCGAATCCTTGTAGATTCGATCGATGGAGTTCCTTATTGGTGCCAGGTCACTTACCGGTTGGAGTCAAACATGTCTGTTTGGCCCCTAATGGCTAGTGATGGTCCCGTCATCCGTATGACCGCCCATTGCCCGCCACCGGCCCCAGGTCAGCTCATCGTTTCCTCACGATGGATAGCTGTCCTGAAAGCTGTCAGATCTTATCTGATAGTTCTTCTCGACGCATCGGAGTCGAGAACCCTGTGTTCTGAGGCTGATTACCTTGGTTCACGGTCCTGGGAAGAGGTCGTCCCCGCCATCCGGACTCTTTTCTTCTGTCCGGAAGACCAATTTGTTGGCTTGGTAAAATACTGGAAGGACGTGCCTCTCGCACGTTTCCTTCGCCAGGATTTGCCACCTATGCCGCAAATTTGGAAGACCCTTGGCCTCGGAGCCACAGACCCGCTTTTCTCTGGAGATATTCGCGCCTTCATCAAGCGTGTGATCAACTTTGATCCGTCGAAAGAGAATGCCCCCGAGAAACTGAAGTACCCTTTCTTTAAGGTCGTCTTCGGAATCTCGCAGATGAAGAAGGGATGTGATGTTGTTCCCGAGTCTATGGTTAAGGCTGCCTATCAAAAGCACGCTGAGACCTTGAGCTCGCCGCCTCCGTCGCATCCTCTTCTGGATCTCTCAGAAATTCGTTCGTTTACTGATCGAGTCCTCCGTGGATTTCAAATCCCCCGACTCTCTTCAGCCCTCCGTGACGCCGAAGTTTCCCTGTCCGCTTCCAACTCTTTTGGTCGCCTACATGGAGGTTCTCGCGCGGAGGTTCGACAGTTCCTGTTCAAATTTCCAGACTTCTCCCTCTCTGCAAATGAAGATGCTCCCTTTGTCACTGTTACCCTTGACATTGCGCGAGATTGGATCCCCGGACTTAGTCGCATGTTCCTTGATCGAAATCAGAAGGTAGTTACGGATTACTCCGACTACGTTCCCTCTGCCCATGAGTGGGAGGTTCTCCTCCAACTTTATGCTCGTGATTTCAATCATTTTCATGTGGTGTCCGCCTTGAAGGATCTCTTCTTCACCCTACCTCCTTTCAGACGACCAACCTGGATCTCGTCTGTCATGGAAGTACTTAGCCGAGGAGGCTTGGGCCACATCGATCGCCCAATTGACCTCCAGGAAGCCCGGTCGGAGTTTTTCCCCTGGTGCAAAGTTGTCGCTATTCGCGAGCCACTCAAGGTACGTATGATTACTGCCATGAATGGTCTCCGTTCCTTCTTTGCCACCGTGGCTCAACGTGCCATCCACTCATACCTGAAGAAGTTCTCTCCTTTCAAATTCATTGGAAAGACCCTCACAGCTTATGAGTTGGACGATCTCATCACACTGCACGCTGAGTTCTCCCTCCGGTTCGGAGTACTCGCTGGCCAAGGCATTGGCCTGGCCTCTGGCGACTATTCTGCTGCAACCGATCGGCTAAACATCGATGTCTCTCAGATGATGGGTGAGTCTCTCCTCGACCACCTGAATCCGTTAGACCGCCAAAAACGATCTCTCCTATTCGATCTTCTCGACAATCAATACCTCGAGTATCCCCCAACTCAGATTTCTGGTGTCTCACCAGATCCGATCTTGGGCTCGATGCTCCAGGGCAGTGAAAATCAGAAGAGGAATCCGAACTTCGTAGCCGGTACTCGTACGGCCCTATCTGGTTTTGATACTAATCTTGACCAAACAGGCTTTATGAACCCGCCGAATGTTCGTTTCCGTCTTTCGACCTCATCTCACTCCCAGGCTAGTCTGCCCCCGTTGCAGACTATCTCTGAGGAGCAGAGTTTAGATGAGACAATCGGAATTCTCCGAGACCTCGGTTTTGACGATCCGCCCTCTGCCGCTCGCCAGATTCATCAGACTATCGATTCGTCTGAACACCCGCCTGTGCCCGCGATGAAGATCTCTCACCATCGAATTCGTCCCTTTCGTTATCAACGGAACGGTCAACTCATGGGGAGCGTCCTTTCTTTCCCGTTGCTCTGTATTGCGAACCTGTACTGCTTTGTCAAATCACTTGGCATCATGACAAGGTTCCTCTCCGGAGCCATCACTATGAATTCCCTCCCGGTTTTCGTCAACGGAGATGATATCTTTTTCATCTCCGACGCAGCTCACTATCAAAAGTGGCTGGCGACGATTCCCATTGTTGGGTTTTCTCCTTCTCAAGGAAAGAACTTCTTCCATCCTACTCTAGGCACGATGAATTCCGTCCCTATCGCCCTCGAGTCCCGGGTCATTCCCGCACTCCTTGGTGTTGACCGAATCATTAAGCGACTTCGTGTTTCTGAGCCTCCGACATGGCCCGATATCGAAGAACTTGGGCCGCTGCCCGATATTCCCGAAAAGCCCGCGTCCAACTTTGTAATTCTCGACTTTATGAATGTCGGATTACTTACTGGACAATCTAAGCTTTCCGGTCGCGCAGCGCTTGCCGACATGCCCCTCCGAGATTGGTATGCCCTCTCTGTTCCTACCGCCATGACTCCTACGTTTGCACATAAACGATTCCTTCACTATCATCGTGATTCTATCGTTCGTCAGACGCGCTTCATGGAAAGCGGTACAATGAACATCTTTGCTCATCCACTCCTTGGCGGCCTCGGCTTCCCCCGGGTTGACGGGATTAATCCCAGTTATTCCCCGGACCAACGACGCTTAGCTTTTCTCCTTAAGGCAGCTTTACTCCGACCCTTCACTGGTCTGGAGACTGACTCGCCCTGGAGCCGCGTCCTTGTTCTAGCGAATAAGCAAAAATTATACCAAGGAGAGTCCCTTGGAAGAGCTGCCCGGTTTGTTCACCTTGAACCTTATCCCGAAACCGCCCCTGCCCCTCCGGGGTATGACCGGTATGTCGATAATTCCGTCACTCTTCCAACTTCCCTCTCTCGTCCCATGTTCCTTAGCCGTTCTTCGGTAGAGCCTGCGAGCCGTTTGGCCCCCTCTACCCTCCGTCGCTTGGTGAACTCTGGCAAGGATGTTGAAGGTTATCACCGACAACGTCACCTCCTTGACCCGGCCGAGATGGAAGACTTCCCTTACGCCTGCTACATCCGTATAGACCCGTCAGCACCTACTGACCTGGTCTCGCCGATTGATCTAGTCTTCCAGGACTTGAAGATCTCTGGCTCTGAACCTGCACCGCTCGTTCAGATCCCTCAAGAGACTTCGAAGTTCTTAGAGACTTCCGTTCCTTCAGCCCTTGATGTTGAGGTGGAAGATTGGGAACTCCAGGACGACCTCCTAGTTCGTCCCTCCCTCTTCGTTGCGTCCCCGTTACAGGATCCTACGCCGACGCCAATTCAGAACTCCATTCGTAATCGTAACCTCGCTTTACGCCGAAATGCTGAGCTCCAAGCTTTGGCTCGCGGATATATCCTCCGGGACACTCCCGAAGTACAGCGGAGAAATATGGGGTCACAGTAGGCCTCTCATGAGGTGGACCAAAAAGGTGTTTCGGGTCATCCTGAAGCTTAATACTTCCTTACGAACCAAATCGTCGAGAGACTGCACGGCTCCTAATCTGCTGTGATGTACAGTCCGCCTGGGAAGGCGGATCCCATACATCCACAGAGAATTCCCTGAATTCTCACAAACTAGCCGGAACCTCTTCCCGCTTTTTATCACACTCTCACTTCTACAATATGCCCGTTCGGTCTAACTCTCGTCGTCGTCCTGCACGTCGACAGCAAAGACTTCCCCAACTTCAGACTGTCTCTGGCTCTGGTGACTTCAAAATCCCTAAGTCAGTACGCAACGCAATCCGGACTGCCGCCACGTCCGCCGTTGCTCGTCAATTTGTCTCTGGTGCAGGGACTGCTGTCGGTGCACGTTTTGGTCAACCTGACCTAGGACGTACGCTCGCAAACAAAGCCTTTAACCGAATCGTTGGCTCCGGCGATTACGAAATGCGCGCCAATTCCCTCATTTCCTCTGCCCACTCCGGCGCCGTTATGCCCACTTTCACACCTGATGGAAGACGAGGCATCCGCGTCCGCGAACGGGAATACATTGGAGATGTCGTCTCAGGCGGTACGCTTATTAGCGGTTCGACTATTTTCAGTAACAACTCTTATACTGTTAACCCGTCGAATTCTGTCACATTTCCTTGGCTCTCAAAGTTCGCCTCTAACTTTGACCAATGGGAACCCCATGGAATAGTCTTCGAGTACGTTTCGACGTCCTCTGCTTTCAATGGATCCTCCCAAGCCTTGGGAGTCGTTGTCACAGCTGCTGACTACGACTTTGCTGACCCGCTTTATGCGTCTAAAGCCGAGATGGAAAACTCTGGTTACGCCATTTCAACAGCTGCCAATACATCGCTCCTTCATGGTATTGAGTGCGCTGCCTCCGAAAGGCCCTCCCGTATACTTTATACAGGAGATGGTGCAGGAAGTACGACCTCGTCGAACCTCCATAACCTCGCCCGCTTTCAGCTCGCTACTCAAGGAATGTCTGTCGCCGGAGTCACCCTTGGTGAACTCTGGGTTACTTACGACATCACGTTCTACAAGAAGCAGCTCCCCGTTCCTGGAATTGGTATTACCTATTCCGAGATCGCGAGCTCTACCCCCTCGACCGCTGGTAGTTCTATTATCATGGGGATGGCCCCTTCCGTAACGGAAAACGGCCTCCGCCTGACTATAGACAACACCACGCTAACGGATCCTAAGATTGTTTTCCCTAACAATATTGGATCGGGTACGTTCTTGTTCACCTACTTCTACAACAGCCCTGCTGCCTTTGATCACACAATTACTGTTTTTAACCCTGCCACCTCTGCAAGGGTTACCTACAGCGCCAGTGAGAACTTCCAACTCTGGAAGGGGGACTCTACACACCGCATTTGTTGGTGTTGTAAGTTTACTATCACTGGTACTTCTGCTATCATTGGCTTTGGTACCGCTCCGCCGTCTCTTGATGGTCCTCGGAAGATCACTATTTCCGAGTGCAACCCACTCATGACGCCCAACGCGTAGAAACCTTTTGTTGTTCTGGTTAAACAACTCCTTGGCACGATCTGCCTGGTCCTCTCGACCTTCCTGAGGGATTTTTATTGTCTTGGGTTCCCTGCTTAACCGCAGGAGCTTAGATGTGAAGCGGCGGAGTTAGAAGTTATCTCCTAACCACGCCTCAACGCACCTAGTCCCCCGATGATAGCATATTGGCTACTATTCACCAACTGGATAGGCAGCAGCTTGCGTCCCATCGCTCTCGATCTACCATAATCGAGTGGCTACAGGTTCCATTGTCGAAAACTACTTTCTCAACAACTAGTTTTAGGTCCTTACGACCGTGCAGGGGTAGCTCCCCTCCACACGCTTTAATTTTCGATGTGTCGACAACGTTCGATCCTACACATCGGGTGTCTGGACGGACTTTTGGATTCAGTTATCTGAATCTTTAGGTTCTCCGCCCTAAATCACGCGTAATCTCAACCTCTTCTTCTTCGGCTTTTTGCTGACGGGGAATGTCACTTTCTCTTTAACCCCGGCGGTCGCTCCGCAAGTGGTGCACCTAGCGCCCCTGATCCAACTCAGACCTGTCACCGTACAGGGTCAAAGCAAATTTTGTTTTGATACCGAGGAGTCTTCTACTCCTCGGGGCTGGCATTAAAGCCAGGTAAGGGTCCC